AATCACCTACTCAGAAATCTAAATCACCTACTCAGAAATCTAAATCACCTACTGATAATATTTCTATTATTCAAAAATTAGAAAGTGATTATAATATTTATGATAATTTTAAAAAAAAATTTCAATCTGCTATTCAAACTACTAATTTAGCTAGAGTTAAATATGAAAATATTAAAAAACAATGGGATTTAGCTAAAGAATCTAGTGATAAAAAGTTTGTTATTCTAGTTAAAATGAATAGAGCTTTTGATAAATTACAACTTGCTATTTTAAATGAAAATAAACTTAAAAAATCACTTATATTTGAAGGTTTCACATTACTTCGTGTTAAATCTAATATTACATGTGAGTCTGATAAAACTTTTTATAAATATAATACTGGACAAGAAAGTATTTTAAAAAATAATTGTTTTAATGCTTATAAATATTTAAAACATCTTGCATTAGAAAAAAAAGAATTTGCACAAAGTCTAGATAATGATGCTGATAAAGCAACTGATACTACTAAAACAGAACTTAAACAAAAAGCTCAAATTGCTAATAATATAGCAGATCAATTAAATAAAGAACTTGACAATTTTAAAAATCTAATTGAACGATTTACTCCTCAACAAATTCAAGCAAAAGATATTAATATAACTTTAGATAATCAGTTATTAAATACTTTACCTAAATATACTTACTGTTATAATTATATTCAATTATTATTAAATAAAAAAGAAATAATTACAACAGCCACTCAATTTAATATTAATAGTACTATTAATTATTGTATTAATATTTTAAAAACTAATCCAGAATTTCAAAAATCAATTTATAGTAATAATCCAAATTTATTAAGATTAGAAGCTATTATTTATTATATTAATTATGTTACTAATTCTCTCAATAATTTTATTGAATCATATTCTCCGGAAAAGCCCCTAAAAAAACCTTCATATAATATTTTATGTAATTCCTTTTTTTCATTAAATAGTATTATTGAATCTGATTATTTATTACAACTATCTGCTAATTTAATTAATCATTTTATTTTATTACCTTCATATGATACATCTATTTTATTTATATCTCAAATTATAAATTATTTAATTCAAAATATTTCTCGTTATCATAGTTTAAAAGATAATAAAAATTGTACAAATCATAAAATTAATAATTTACGATATGATGCTGTTTTTAGTTCTAATAAAGAAATTATGAATTCTAATAATAAAATTAAAACTAATATTGAAAGTAAACTTTTAACTCCACCACAAGGTGTACGTGTAGTTATTAATTCTATACCTTCCTCAATTTCACCGGAAGTTGAGGTATTAAATTTATATGATAATCCCAGTATTGATGAATATACTTTCTCAAATTTTGGACGTTTAACAATTTAAATTATATTCTAATTCTAGTCTTAGCAAAATTTTTTTTCTCAACTTTTTTTAGTTAAATATCAAAACAGCCAACTATGTTGGCATGTTGCGAAGCAACTGTTTTGATATTTAATATATTATCTGGCGAGAATTAAATATTTATATAATAAATATATATGAATATTTTAAAAGATAAAAAAACCACTAAAAAAAGAAAAATTAAACTACATAAATTTAGTAAAAAAAAGAGAAATACTACTAAGCGTGTTGGTGGAGTTAAGAGGAAGCCTACCCCGCTGAGGTCACTTATATCGAAGAGGTCACTTATATCGAAGATGTCACTTACATCGAAGAATAAAAAAATGAATCTCTCTTTGCTCCAACCTCCCATAAATACATCTTTATGTGTACAGCCTAATGAAGGTGAATCTCAATGGGAAGCATATCAATCTATATTTGCAGATATAATGAATGCAGATCTTTACTCTGCATATAGTATACTTTTAAAGAATAATAATATAGAATTGCAGTCGGCCGCGCCCAATACTAGAAATACTCGTACAAATAATAATTCATCAAAAATTTCTAATAAATTAATTTATTATAAAGAACCAGCATCTGATAGTGTTGATCCTTCTACTCATTATATCGCTTATTTAGATGGAAAGGAAAAAAATCCATATTGGTATTATCAAGCGAAACATACACAAGGATTTTGTCAAATGTTTGCATATTTCTTAGTAATGGATATAGGTAGAATGAATGATATAGGTAAAATGAATGATATAGATACATTTAAAGTGGTAGATCAAAGAACAAAAATAGGGATAACACAATTCGAGGAGTTAGCACATAATAGTCAGCTATGTGCTACAAAAAGTATAGATTTATTGTTTCATAATGATAATAAGAATGTGAAAGAAAGATTTGAAGAACAATTTAACACAATTGTAAATGATGACGTTGAGCGAAATAAGTTTGGAATAAAGGAAGGAACTACATTTCAAATTTATATTAACCACTTTAAAAATTTAAATACTTTAAAAAATGTAAAATATTATATTGTTGATCAACCGTTAGAAGATTGGCCACCTGGTCCTAATAATCAAAAATTAAAACAAAAAAAATTTTTTATGCCTTTAATTTAAAAAAAAAATAATATATTCTTATTAATTTATTAAAATAAATTAAATATTTAATTTTATTTTAATTATATGGAGAGAATTAAATATTTATACGATAGTATTGGTAATAAAGAATTATATATTGGAGAAAAAATAACTATTACACAACATAGTTTGCAAGTTGCACAACTTGCTCATGATGCTAATGAAACTATTGAAGTTCAACTTGCTTGTTTTTTACATGATATTGGTCATTTATTAGGACTTGAAGCTAATATTGATTTACAAATGGAAGGTTGTGGTATAGAAAACCATGAACTTATTGGATCTAATTTTTTAAAAGATATTGGTTTATCTAAGAATATTTGTTATATTGTTGCTAATCATGTTAATGCTAAACGTTATTTATGTGCTAAAAATAAATTATATTATGAAAAATTAAGTGATGCATCTAAAACTACTTTAAAATATCAAGGTGGTCCTATGACTTTAAATCAAATGCTTCAATTTGAAGAACATCCTTTATTTGAAACTGTTTTGAGATGCAGAAAATATGATGAATTAGGTAAAGATGATCTGAATTTATTAGATACTAATAATATTGAATATTATTCTATATTAGATAATCTTATTAAAACTGATTATATTTTATCTCAACTTCAAATTCACTCTTATGAAAAAAATGGTTATTTAATAATTAAAAATCCTTTTAATAATATTAATCAAGAATTATTATATTCTATTACTTATGATCTAGAAAATTTACCACATAGTACAAATTTCCCATGGCTTAAGTATTATGAAGAAATTAATAAAATACCCATTCTATCTCGTATTGAAAATTTCTCTCAATATCATACTATCTGGAATAATATCGTTCATTATATTACTTTAATTGTTACACAATTATATAATAATACTTCTGTCTTATTTAAAGAAAAAATTAATTTTAAACATAGTGGAGGTGGGGGATTTTTACCACATCAAGATGTTACTGCTTATGCACATGATGAATTTGCCAAAGATCATATTTCAGTATTACTTGCTATTGATAATTGTTTAAATATAAATCAAGGTCCATTAGAAATTAGTTCTGGACGTCATAAGGAAGGAATCTTTAATAATATAAATGGTGTTATTGATAAAAATATTAATATTGATTATTTGCCGCTTTTTGTAGAATCAGGTGATTTAGTTTTTTTTAGTTCTTATTTACCACATAAATCTAATAAAAATCAATCTAATCATTCTAGACGTATTGCATATTTTACTTTTAATAAATTAACTGAAGGAGATTTTTATGAAAAATATTATAATAAAAAAAGAAAATTAAATAATATTTCTATTAATCATGATTTTGCGGGTAAACCTATTAATATTTAATTTTTTATTATATCTATATATTATATGACTACTAGAAAAATTAAATTATGTAAAAAACCTGAAATATTTAATATTAATAATTCTAAGGTTGGTTTTTATAAACAAAATAATAAAACTATTTTTATTTGTAGTATGATTGGTTCTGGTATTTGCAATGAAAGCCGTGATACTGCTGGTATTAGTCATTTATTAGAACATGTTTTAACTAATGCCTGGAAAAAATGTAATTATAAAAATTGTGATACTTATTTCAATAATCAAGGTATTACTTATAATGCGAGTACACATGATGATTTTATGCTTTATTATGCATCAGGATTAATCGATGATTATAAAGATATATTAAATTATATTATTGATATTATTAATAATCCTAAAATTATTAAAAAAAATATTGATAAAGAAAAACATGCTGTTAAAAGTGAGTTATTAGGATATTTGAATGATATTACTAGTGAATTAGAAAATCAATTTTATCATAATTTTTATAAAAATAAAGGTCTTCAATATAGTTACGATTGGAAAGTTCAGTTAGATAATCTTAAAAAATTTAATGTTTCTGACCTTAATAATTGGTATAAAAATCATTATAATGATATTTCTTATTTTATTATTGGTGATATTAATAAAACTGAATTAGTTGATTTTTTAAAAAAAAAAATTCCTTATAAAAAAAAAATTACTGATTTACAAACTTTTACTAATACTTTTTCTTTTAAAAATCAGTTAGTTTATGTTAATAATAATAATGCAAAACAAGTTAATATTATATTTGGATTTCCTAATTATATAACTAGAAAAGATAAAAATTTTATTTTTATTAACATTATCTGCAGTATTATTAAAAATATATTATTTATTAAATTAAGAAGTGAACTTAATCTTGTTTATGGAATTAGTATTTATTCTGAAACTGGAAAATATGGAACTACTATTTATATTAATGTTAATGCTAATAAAGATAAAGCTGTTCTTGTTATTAATTATATATTAGATTATTTAAATTATTATAAAAATTTTTTATGTAGTGATAAAGAAATATCTTCTATTAAAAAAACTTTTCAATATACTTTTAATAATAATATTAATAATAATAGTAATAATAGAATATTTAATCAATATAAAAAACAAATATTATATCTTGATTCTTTTAATTCTAATAAACTAATATCTGTATGTGAAATTAAAAAAGAAATTAATACTATTGATAAGAAAAAATTTCAAAATTTATTAATTGAATTATTTGACACAAAAACTTGTTTAATTATATATCAAAATTCTAAAAAACTTAAATTAAATTTATTTAATAATTAATAATTTTTAATTTATTAATTTATATATAATGATTTCCTTTATCGATTTATCATTAATTGGATTAAATATTTTTAGTTGGTCTTTTTTTCCTTTTATTAATAAACATTTATTACAAAATATTGATCCTATATCTTATACTATTATTAGATGGGTTATTAGTATTCCTATCGCCTTAGTTGCATCTTTATTTTTTAAAGATATTTATACCCAAAAATTTAATTTTTATATTATTGTATTTTTTCTACTCTTAATTAGTTTTATTACTTCTAATATTCAAAATTATTTACTTAAAAAATATGATGCTAATCTTATTGCTGCCGTTATTAATCCACTTGTTATATTTCTAACTGCTATCATAGGAACCTTATTTTTTAATGAACCATTTACTAATCAAATGTGGTTTGGATTTTTTATAATTTTAATTGGATTAATTATTTTTTTATTGGGAAAAAAATAACAATAATATTTATGAATATTATTAAAAATAATAATAATATTAATAAAAATAATAATAATATTAATAATATTAATAATAATAAATTATATACTTTATATCCATTTTTAAAACCTTACCTTCCTCTTGAAAATAATATATTTAAAATATCTAGTAAAATTAATATTGAACCTTTTAAACAAGAAATAATTAATTATAAAAATGACTGGACTAATAAAGATAAATATACTTTTAAATGGAAATCTATTACTCTTAAAAGTTATAATGGATTAAATCAAGATTTTTTAGAATTACATTGTTTTAATAATTCCAAAAATTCTTTTAAATATACTGATAATATTCACTATTTTCCTGAAATTAAAAAATTTTTAGATTCTTTTAATAATGATATATATCTTGTTCGAATTTTAAAATTAGAACCTCATGGTTTAATTAAATTTCATACTGATGGTATGGTTTTTAATAATCCTAGTAATATTATTCGATGTCATTTACCTATTATTACTTCGCCTAAAAATATATTTAAAATCGGCAATCCTATTCAACAACCTGCTCCTGGTTATAGTATTTGGAATGCAAACTCTATATTTAGTAAATATTTAGAACCTGGATATATTTGGTATACTAATGTTAATTGTCTCCATTCTGTAGAAAATAATAGTGATAAAGACAGAATACATCTTGTAATCGATATGTTACCTACATCTAATATTCTTAAGCAATTAAATATCGTATAAATTTGCCCAAATTGCTCCTACAAATTGTAATTTATCTTCAAAATAAAATATACTATGGGGATTATTAAATTTTATATCTAAAAATTCAAAATTAATTTCTTTTATTTCTGATGGAAATCTTACTGAACTCTTAATTAATGAACTATCGTAATATATTTTATCATATATACCATTTACATAAAATATATTATCTGTATGAGCTATTAACTTTTTATTTAAACTTTTTGCCATATCTCCTTTATCCTTTCTAGAAAAAATACTATTTAATTTAAAATTTTTATTTTTTGCATTTAATATATAGTTTTCTTTTTTTCTTTTAAATTCACATTTCTCTCTCGTCTTAAATATATTTACTGGATCTAATGAAAGAAAATTTGATGTATAATCCATTATTAATGTTCCTTCTTCTCCTTTTGAATTTACTACATATGTATTTATTTCACATCTTGTTACCGGTTCACTTGTTATTGAATTAAATATTGGACTTGTACAATTATATATATTTATACTTATAAAATAATCTATTTCATCATCTGATAATCTTGTTGGAATTAATGATAAATCATTTGTATATTTTTTTATATATTTATCTATTTTTGAAAAATATTCTTTTGGTATTTTATAATTTATATAAGTACTTGTATCTTCTATTGTAACTGGTACATGAAAAATACTTTTTTGATTTATTGGTGTATATGTTACTGTTGGTAAACCCATTAACATAAAACTATAAAATGGTTTTAATAATATATTTGATAACCACATTTATACTATTATATTAAATTTATTTTATATAATAATTTAATTAAAATAATATTAAAAATAAAATTATTTTAAATATTATATTAATGAAAATCTTTTTTGTTTTAATGTCTTTATTTTCTTATATTAATTCTTTACAAATATCTCCTCTATCTATTCGTAAATATTCTAGAGAAATTAACGGAAATAATATTAAAGTTTTTGAACCTAAAGATATAAATAAAGCATATACTCATAGTTTACTATTTTTTACTGGAG